TAGACAGTACTTTATTGGTGGCGGGTCGTAATGGGTAACAGGTTTGCTTCCGGCAAACACGCAATTGCGGAATGCGACCGGTGCGGGCAGCGGTATAAGCTCAAGGAATTAAAGAAGCAAGTTTTAAAGACCAAGACGTATAATTTGCTGGTCTGTCCAACTTGCTGGGACCCGGATCAACCACAGTTGCAGTTGGGTATGTACCCAGTGGATGACCCGCAAGGTCTGCGGGATCCTCGGCCTGACTTGAGTTATTACCAAGCGGGTTACACAGGGTTGCAGTTGACGGAGACGCCTAGCTCGTCGGAAGAATCAAATGGCGATCCGTCAGGCGGTAGCCGGGTGTTTCAGTGGGGCTGGAGGCCGGTGGGCGGCTCCAGTGCTAATGATGCGGGGCTGACACCAAACTACTTGGTATCTGCCGGAGTTGTGGGTACAGTAACGATTACATAGGAGTTCATATGAAACACGAAGACGTAAAACAAGACAAGGCACTGATGAAGAAAGTCGCCAAGTCGGAAGTCAAAGCACATGAGAAGCGTATGCACGGCGCCAAGAAGATGGCCAAGGGCGGCGTAACTACAGATCAGATGAAGTCCATGGGCCGTAATCTGGCACGTGTGGCCAACCAAAAATTGGGCTAATCATGGCTAAATTTTCACAAAAGCAGGGCGGCAAAGAAGTAGGCCAAGCTGCTGTTTACGCGGAGCCACACACTATGGACGGCAAACAAGTTAAAGCAGAACCATCCAAAGGCGCATCTGGTGCCAAGTGCATGGACGACATGAACATCTCGGTGGCGGGCCTTTCCAAGGGCAACTACAAAGAACCAAAGACCTCGGGCGTCAAAATCCGTGGTACTGGCGCCGCCACTAAAGGCGTAATGGCTCGTGGCCCAATGGGTTAATCATGACGTACGACGAACTGTTCATTGCGGTTAAAGACTACCTGCAAAACGACTTCCCCACAAATACGTGGACGAACGTAGCAGGTACAGGCACGACCGACTCTACTGGCACTGAACAGATCGACTTTTTTATTAAGCAAGCGGAAGAGCGCATCTATAACACGGTGCAGATTCCACCTTTGCGTAAGAACGTCACAGGCATAACGTCAGGCGGTAATAAGTATTTGTCTTGCCCGACCGACTTCATGTCCGTATTTTCAATGGCGGTTGTTGATGGCGACGGCAACTATGAGTACCTGTTAAACAAGGATGTGAACTTTATCCGCGCAGCGTACCCCAATCCAACCGAGACAGGCATCCCTCGGTATTACGCTTTGTTTGGCCCAACGGTTGCATCAGGGATTATCACGGATGAGTTGAGCTTTATTCTTGGCCCGACCCCGGATGACGCGTACGATGTAGAGTTACATTATTTTTATTATCCTGAGTCCATCGTGGACGCTGGCACATCGTGGCTTGGCGACAACTACTCGCCGGTTCTGCTGTATGGAACAATGGTTGAAGCCTATGTGTTCTTGAAGGGCGAGACCGACATGATGGCTGTGTATGAGAAGAAGTACATGGATGCCATGGCGCAGTTGAACCGTCTGGGTACAGGTCTTGAGCGTGGTGATGCATACAGAGACGGGCAGGCCCGAATTGTTAAGGTGAATCCATAATGGCTATCCAACAAGGACTCACAAACAGCTTTAAACAAGAGATGCTCCAAGCGGGGCAGAACTTGGCGACCGACACGTTGAAGATGGCGTTATATACAGCGTTTTCTGATATTGGCCCACTGACCACTGTGTACACCACGACAAATGAAATAAGCGGCACAGGTTACACGCCGGGCGGGGTTGTAATGACGGGCGTTACGATAAATACGGAAACAGCAGGCGTAAATTCCGGAACGGTGTATGTGGATTTTAATAATGTGTCGTGGCCCGGTGCAAACTTTATTGCACGTGGCGCATTGATCTACAACGTAACGCGTAGCAATAAGTCGGTAGCCGTTCTGGACTTTGGTTCAGACAAAACTTTTAGCAGCACAAGTAACACCGTCACCATGCCAGCGAATACGGCAACGACGGCACTAATTCGTTTTCCTTAAGAGGTCATTATGCCTATTGCAAAATCTACTATGGGTGAAACCGTTCAGGCTGGCGTAGGCAAGTCCTCGCAAGAACAAGAGCATGGCGGTTTTGGTGGTGTGTTTACTGTCACTTGCTTCGATGCTGATGGCAATCAGAAATGGGTGGACGAGTTCCACAATCTGGTCGTTAACGTCGGCCTGCAAGAGTTGAATACACAGTTCTTCAAAGGTTCGGGCTACACCGCTGCTTGGTATTTGGGTCTGGTGACTGGCCCCGGTTCTGGCGTTACTTACAACGCCACTGATACGCTGGCATCGAAGTCATGGACTGAGTTCACTAACTACACAGGTAGCCGCAAGCTGGTGTCTTTTGGCACAGCAACAAACGCTGACCCATCCGTTATTAGTAACTCGGCTTCTCAGGCTGCGTACACAATTTCTGGCGGTGGCGGCACGGTTGCTGGTGCGTTTCTTTGCACGGTGGCATCGGGTACTTCGGGCATTCTGTTCTCGGAAGGTAACTTCACTGGCGGCGACAAGATCGTAGCAGCAGGTGACACCCTAAACGTGACCTACACATTCAACGCTGACGCGGTATAACGGAGGCAACATGGCAAATTTTAAAAAGGGCGACACCGTCAAGATTGTGGCGGTAATCCCACAAGGCCCGGTGGAATCGATGCGTATGGATGAGGACGGCAACGTCCAGTACTTGATTTCGTGGACTGACACTAACGGTAATGAGCATTCACGCTGGTTTGATGAGGCACAACTGACGGCTGCTTAAATAAGGGTAGGGGCGCATGTTTGGCATAACCACGTTCTCGCAAGCGCCTTTTGCCTCGTTAGGTGACAGTGCCCGGATAATTAGTGCGGCGGTTTCGGAAACTTGTCAGCTTTCAAATACGCAAACGGTAGTTGCTGTATTAAGTGCGGCACAATCAGAGACAGTACGTTTTTCTGATTCAATAGCTAGTGCGTATACGGCGCTGGGTCAAATCTCTGAAACTGTACGGTTCTCAAACGCGCAGACGGTAACGGCGACGTTTGCTGGGGCAATCTCAGAACTTGGGCAGTTTAGTAATACACAAGCAGCAAGCTTTACGGCGGTTGGGGCAATATCTGAAACAGTACGGTTCTCGGATACACAGGCGGCAACATTTAGCGCCAATGCAGCGGTGTCTGAGACAGGGCAGTTTAGCGATACCCAAACGGCGCTGGCTACGTTCGCTGCGGCGATAGATGAGACGGCACAGTTTAGTGCAGAGTTTTACGGCAATTTTAAGTTTGATGCTGACGTTGCTGAGACGGTTGAGTTTAGAGATGCGGTAGCGGCTGCGGCTGTATTTGCTGGAGCGATAAGCGAGACGGTTGATCTGTCTGAAACGCAAGATACGTTTAACGAGTATTTTGTAAATCAGAATGAGACGGTCAACCTAAGTGCGGCACAGGCAGGCAATGCAGTCTTCTTGGCCTCGCTGTCCGAGTCCGTGGTGTTGTCAGATGCGTTTGTTGGACAGGTTGATTTTGCAGCGGCTGTGTCTGAGCTTGGTCAGTTTGGTGATCCGTTTAGTGCAACAGTTAACTTTGTTGCTACGCAGAGCGAGACGGTACGGGTTAGTTCGGCTGTGCAAGCGGCAACTGCATTCAATGCAACACGGAGCGAGACGGTTAGGGTTTCTAATACACAAGCAGCGGCAGCGGCGTTTGTTGCAAGCATTAATGAGCTTGCCCAGTTAGAAGCTGAAGAAACTGTAATTGCCACATTCCGGGCTACGCAAAGTGAGACAGTACGGGTTACAGATGCAAATACGGCGGCAGCACAGTTCCTTGCTTCATTGCAAGAGCAGGTCAGAGTATTTGATTCGTTTGCTGGCCGCTACCTTTGGGAGCTTATTGATGACTTTGAGAACGCAGACTGGCAAAATATAAACAGCAGCGTTTCAGCAGGTTGGGGTGCTATTGATTCGGATGTGTCTGCTGGCTGGCAGAATATAAACAGTAGCACTTCCCCCGGATGGGGTGTTATTGATACGGACGAAGACCCAAGCTGGACTAACATTACTACGGTGAACTAATGGCTTTTGTAGTCGCAAACCGAGTACGGGAAACAACCACAACGACAGGCACAGGCTCTGTCACGCTAGGTGGCGCAGTTTCGGGCTTCCAGACTTTTGCTGTTATTGGTAACGGCAACACCACTTACTACACTATCGCGGGTCAGGGCAGTTCAGATTGGGAAGTTGGGATCGGAACGTACTCCACAACAGGCCCGACGTTGGCACGTACAACGGTGCTGGCATCCAGCAACTCAGGTTCTCTGGTTAACTTTGCTGGTGGCGTTAAAGATGTATGGGTGGACTATCCGTCGAACTATGCGGCGTTCTCCAACTTACCAAATGACGGTGCGTACTTTCAAGCATTTATGATGGGTTGATATGCCTACTTACACAAATACCTCATACGTCGCCAAGAACGTTGGCACATCCCCAAGCACACTGACTACGGTGGCTTCTGCTACGACTGCGGCGGTTGCGAGTCTGGTGGTGGCAAATACGTCGGCTTCTCCGATCACCTGTGATGTATATATCACCCGGTCGGCAGTGAACTACTACGTGGTAAAAGCGGCAACGGTTCCGGTAGGGGGTTCGCTTGAGGTCATACAGGGGAATCGAATAGTGCTGATTGCGTCTGATGCTCTGGTGGTTGTGACGAGCGCAGCGTCTTCGGCTGATGCAATAGCTTCTGTCTTATTGGCGGCGTAATATGGCGTACCTTGGCAACACTCCGACGACGCAAAACTTCATTGCCGGAACGGATCAGTTCACGGGCGACGGCTCATCCACAAGCTGGACGCTTTCGCGCTCTGTCAACTCGACAAGCGATATTCAGGTCATCATTGCCAACGTCGCGCAGAACGTAACCTCATACAGCGTCAGTGGCACTACCCTGACTATTAGCCCAGCGGTATCTAACGGCACGGTGTTTTATGTGCGGTACATGTCAACCACCCTGCAATCAGTTGCGCCGATACAAGGTTCGGTAGGTATCAGCCAGTTAAGTGCGACAGGAAGTCCAAGCTCGACTACATTCCTGCGTGGTGACAATACTTGGGCTGCTGCTGGCGGTTTTTCTAACATGGTGGCCATAACTTCAACAAATTCTGCATATTCTATTCCTGCTGCAAAAATTAAAGTGACAGTAATTGGCGGCGGTGGTGGCGGTGGTGGTGCTGGCTGTAGTTTTGGCGCGGGTGGGGGTGGCGGCGGCGCAGCAATTCAGATTTTTTCCGGGCTAACAGTTGGGAATACTCTTAACATTACTGTCGGTACTGGCGGTGCAGGCGGCAGTGCAGGAGGAGGTGCAGGTGTCTCTGGAAATACTTCAAGTGTTGCTTCAGGCACTCAAACTATCTCTACAGTAAGCGCAACGGGTGGTAGTGGCGGTGGTGGTGGTGGTAGCGGCGCTGGCGTTAATGGCGGGGTTGGCAGCGGAGGAATTTTAAATATACGAGGCGGCGCTGGAACTGGAAATGCCAGTAGCGGGCCGGGCGTTGGTGGCTCCACTATTCTTGGTGGTGGTGCTGGGGGGTTAGCTGGAACTGGCGGCGCTTATGGCGGTGGTGGCTCTGGTGGACAGCCCTCAGCCGGTGGTACTGGAGCTAATGGCGTTGTAGTTATTGAGTATTAAGCAGGGGTCAAAATGAAAAATGCTTTGATTTCACCAAGCGAAACCAATGAGTTTGGTTTTCGTGTTGCACAAGTTAGCGATTTTTATTTTGATGTGGCATTTCCTTTGTTTTGGGTTGAGTGTGCAGACGAAGTAGTTGCTGATCAGTTTTATTATGATCCTGCATTGCAAGCAATTTTGCCTATTCCAAAACCTCAACCAATTGGTGGTGCGCCTAATGTCATTGCTTAATACCGCGCTCAACGCAGGAAAACTCTCCGGAACTATTTATACCTTTGAGAAAGCCGGTGATATGTTGCCAATGCACACTCATCAAGAAGGTGATGCACATATAACCATAGTGGCTCGTGGAAAGGTTAAGGCGCATGGTAATGAATGGTCAGCAGAATATGGAGCAGGATCGGTAATAGATTTTCCGGCAGACCAGTCGCATGAGTTTGTTGCTCTGGAAGACAATAGTCGTATTGTGAACATACAGAAGTAGGACTAAACATGTCAATTGACCAAATAATCAGCGCAAGTATTGCTAACGGTGCGGTTGTTATCGCCGACTTGGCTGCGACTGGTACGCCCAGTGCAACTACATTCCTGCGTGGCGACAATACATGGTCATCGACTATTAACGTAGGCACAGCGGTCTCTACTGCAACAACGTCGTTTACTGCTTCTATCTCTGGTACAACCATGACGGTAACGGCGGTTGCCTCTGGAACGATTGCGGTGGGGCAGCTTATAACCGGCACAGGCGTAACGGCAGGTACAACAATAACGGCACTGGGTACAGGCACAGGCAGCACAGGTACATACACTGTCAGTACATCACAGACAACTGCATCAACGACCATTACGATTATTGGCGTGGATTTTTACAACATACCGGCAACTGCCAAGCGGATTACCGTGTTATTCCAAGGCGTTAGTACATCAGGTACCAGCCATAAACTCGTGCAGCTTGGGACAGCCAGCGGTAACGTAAATACTGGCTACGTTTCAACGGGCGCATACACACAGAGCACAGCGGGCTTCGCATCGTCCACTGCGGGCTTCCTTGTTTTTTCAGATAACGCCGCGTTTATTATTTCTGGGTCGATGACCCTTAACTTAATCAGCGGAAATACGTGGGTATCAAACCACACCACAAAAGTGTCAACGGGTCAGTTGGCTTATGGTGGAGGCGATGTCGCGCTGGGTGGAACTTTAACCAGAGTCCGAATAACGACCGTCAACGGCACAGATACTTTTGATGCTGGGTCAGTAAATGTTATGTGGGAAGGCTAAGTAATGGCATTCATCGGCGCACAACCTACCACAGCAGCGTTTCCGTTTGATCAGTTCAGCGGTAACGGTTCAACCACAGCATTCACGCTGACGTATGCGCCAGCCAGTGCATCTTCTATTCTTGTTGCGGTATCAGGCGTAGTACAGAACCCAAATACGTATGCTGTTGTCAGCACCACCCTGACATTCTCAGGCGCACCGCCTACCGGCACGAACAATATTTCCGTCCTCTACTTAGGACTGCCAGTCATCGGCGTATCGTCACCGGGCAACACGGCGTACTTCTCATCGACTTCGTTCACAGCAACTGCCAGCCAAACCACGTTCACCCCGTCAGGATCGTACACACCGGGCTTCATCAACGTCATCCGTAACGGCTCCCAGCTTGCCCCTGCTGACTACACAGCAACGAACGGAACGACGGTAACCCTTGCAAATGCCTGTACGGCTGGCGACAGCGTGGTGATTCAGGTTTATACCCTGACTTCCATATCAAACGCTTTGCCGTTGACTGGCGGCACGGTGACGGGGGCTAGTACATTTAATGCGGGCGTAAATCTTGCGGTTAGTAGCGGCAACGTGGGGGTTGGTACGAGTTCGCCGAGTGCAAAGTTAGATGTTCGCGGTTCAAGTACATACCTTGTAAACGCCACAAACCCAACTGCATGGGTTTCTGTTGACTCTACTTTAACGACAGGTTCTGTTTATACTCAGTGGAATACAACATCTTCTGTTGGAATTAGCGGCACATACACAAACCACGCTTACACGTTTGTAACCAACAACAACGAACGCGCACGTATCGACACTAGCGGTAATCTGCTGGTGGGGCAAACTGCACAAACCTCGGCTGAAAAGTTCGGGGTTACACAATCATCCACTTCTGCATCTTCAGCACGGTTTTACGCATCAAGCACAAGCTACGCAAACGACGTTGTTCAAATTAGCTGCGCGAGGTCTGGGGCTACAACTGAATACAACGCTTTGACGGTGTTTGATAACAACACCACTCTAAAGATGTTGATTCGCGCTAACGGCAATTTGCTTAACGCAAATAACAGCTACGGCTCTTTGTCTGACCAGCGTATCAAAGAAAACATCGTTGATGCCACGCCAAAGCTCGAAAAGCTAAACCAAGTTCGCGTCGTTAATTTCAACATGGTGGGTGACGCGCAAAAGCAAATTGGTGTTGTCGCGCAGGAGCTGGAGCAGATATTCCCCGGCATGATTGAGGAAGACCGCGATGGCATGAAAGGTGTGAAATACAGCGTGTTTGTGCCGATGCTCATTAAGGCAATGCAAGAACAGCAAGCCATGATCGAAGAACTGAAGGCTAAAGTAGCCGCACTGGAGGCCAAATAATGACACGCGCAGTTAATACAGCGTTAGCCGGGGCTGGTGGTGTATTGCAGGTTGTGCAGGCGCTTACAGGCAGCAATACTTCGACTACAAGTTCTTCTTATGTTGATGCTAATGGATTTACAGCGTCGATAACGCCAACTTCCACAAGCAGTAAAATTTTAATTTTGCTTGACGCTAGTTATTACATACAAGCAGATAACTCAACTCGCGGCGGCATTCAAATAGTGCGTGATTCAACGGCAGTTTATACGGATGACAATGCCATAGGTAATGGAGTTAATGCAAACGTTGCGATTAATGCACGCGCTATTATGGCGTATTTAGATTCACCTGCAACAACATCCGCAATAACGTACAAGGTTCAAATAAAAAGAAACCAGACTGCGGGTACTTCGTATGCTTTTCAAATAAATGCGCTGACAAGTAATAAGTCAACCATTACGCTAATGGAGATAGCAGGATGAATCGCGCTGATTTTATATTCAAGCTATACCCGCAAGTCGTCACGCTTCGTGATGGTATTGCCTACGACGACCAAAATAACGTGGTTGAATATGACCCTGCGCTGGTAGATGCCGAGATTGCCAAGACAGAATACAAACGCCAACGTGCAGCCGAGTACCCATCATTTGCGGATCAGTTCGACCTGTTGTACCACGGCGGCTATGACGCATGGAAGGCCGCAATTGATGCAGTCAAGACAAAGTATCCGAAACCGGAGTAAATCATGGCATTAACAACCGTCTCCCCCGGACTGCTCGACTCCAACGCGCAGTATTACGGCTTCAAGAACCGGATTATTAATGGGCAAATGCAAATTTCCCAGCGTTCTACGTCTGCCACAGTAACTGCTGGCACTGCTGTTCCTACGGCTTCTACAGGGTATCCGGCGGTTGATCGTTTCTTTGTGTACTCAACTGGTGCTAACGTAACGGCGGCTCAAGTAGCTGGTTCTGGAGCGGTAAAAAACAGAATGCAAATTACAGGTGCTGCATCAGTAACTGCGGTTGGCGTTGGTCAGCGGATTGAAGCGTTGAATAGTTATGATCTTGCTGGAAACACTTGTACTTTGTCGGTGGATTTGGCTAACTCTGTGTTAACAACAGTGACATGGACAGCCAGCTATGCAAACACCGCCGATACGTTTGGAACTATTGGTACCCCAACCAAAACTCAAATTGCAACGGGTACATTTACCGTCACATCCACAGTTACAAATTATAACGCCCAGATTAGTGTCCCGGCAGCAGCTACTACAGGGATTGAAATTCTTTTGACCGTAGGCGCTCAAACATCAGGCACTTGGACAATTGGTAACATGCAGCTCGAAAAAGGCAGCACAGCCACCAGCTTTGACTACAGGCCGTATGGTACGGAGTTGGCGTTGTGTCAGCGGTACTTCATTGCATTTACAAACACTGTTTTTGGTGGGTCAAACAATCGCATTGCAACAGGGTCTGGCTCATCAACAATAAATGTTCGTTTTGGTTTTCCATTTCCTGTTGCTATGAGGTCAACGCCATCTGTAACAATTTCAGGGACACCAAGAGCAGAAGCGGGAAGCGCAATTAGTATTACAAGCGCAACTGCCGCTGGAATGACTATTTATAGCGCAGGGATTGATTGTGGTGCCGCATCTGGGTTAGCTGCTGGCACTGCTTATATTATGGATACTGGAAGTGGTGGATATTCTTTCTCGTCGGAGTTGTAAGTGTATAAACTATATAAATCGCTTCCCTCTCAAAACATTGTTTCTGTAACTAGGCTTGCGGACAACACAAGCATCCCATTTGATCCAGCCAACACAGATTACCAAGCGTATTTAAAGTGGCTTGAAGAAGGCAACACCCCGGAACCAGCGGAGGAATAAATTGACCCGCTAACGCTCTTAGCTGCTGCCAACGCTGCTGTCGCTGCGGTTAAGAAAGGATGCCAGCTTTACAAGGACATCAAGGGTGCAGCGGGGGAAGTAAAAGACGTACTGGATGATCTGAAGTCGCAGTTCCAGAAGATACCGAATCCAACGAACGCACAGAAGATTCAGTACAACGAGGAAGTGCAGCGGGTGCAGGAGATAGGCAAGGCCGACCCGAACGATGTGTTTATCCAGATTGGTAATGATCTGGGTGCGTTGATGGATGAGTACGACAAGATTGGCAAGGTGTTCTTGCAGCAGGAAGCAGAGGCGCATCAGGTTTACACAGGCACGGAGTCGATTGGCAAGCGGGCCTTGATGCGCGTCATAGTCCGGTCAAGGTTGGATGCAATGTTAGCTGAACTGCGCGAGACGATGGTCTACAAAGCGCCGCCTGAACTGGGTGACCTGTGGGGCAAGTACGAGAAGATGTGGCGTCAGATTGTTGTAGAGCAGGACGAGGCACACAAGCGGGAAACTGCAAAGATGCAGATTGAGGCGGCGCAAAGACGCAGACTGGCAAGAAAAAGGAAAGAAGAAGCGGTATGGGTTGGAGCAATCCTTTTCGTCGTGGCGTGGTACGTCGGAGTCCTCCTCCTTCTTCGTCTGAGCCAGACGTACCGTGGGCACTACTTGTCGCCGTGGTGGTCTTGTGTTTTGTGCTAGTGATTGCCCTGCCGGTGATGGGTGTGATGTATATGGATATGAACAACGCGCTGTACCGTGCGGAGCAAGAAACCCGCAAGATGAAGGAATTACGGTTGAAAGTTCTACGTGAAATGAGGGGTGAAGAATGAATGCTACTGATTGGATGACAACTAAATGGCGACCCATGATGGCGGTCACCTACATGATTATCTGCCTGTGCGACTTTGTACTGTTTCCTGTTTTGTGGACGATTGTGCAATTCTGGGAGACGCAGGCGGTTAATGATGCTTTCCGTGAATGGAATTCGTTGACGCTTCAGTCTGGCGGTTTCATCCACATCACCTTCATGGCAATTTTGGGCATCTCTGCTTGGACTCGTGGGCAGGAGAAGATTGAATCCATCAAAGCAGGGAAAGAAGAAAATGCCTAACCCTTACGTGATTATCGGTGCGCTTGTTTTTGCCGTGTGCGCTTACTTCTATGGGCATCATACAGGTGTACAAGTAACTAAGGCGGAGTGGGAAGCTGAGAAAGCCACAGCGGCAATTGAAGCGGGCAAAGCGCTGGACAAAGCCAATAAGGAAGTTCGTGAACTAGAACACCTGCTGGCGAACACACAAACAAGAGTGGAGAAGGTCTATGTTGACAAAGTTAGAACTGTTGAAGTGGAAAAGCAAAAGCTTATTGATGTTGCTCGTACTGACGGGTTGTACATCGACGCCGCGTGTCCAGACAATAGTAACGCCGTGCCCAGTGCTTCCCCCAGTCCCAGCAGCGATCATGGAGGAACGAAAGCCCGACTTTCAGGAGAGGCTGCGCAAGCTCTTATCACCATCGCAGCCGACGCCGACGAAATCACCCACCAACTAAATGCTTGTCAGGAGATACTGAGAAATGAAAGAGAACTTCCAAGAAGCCCTTAACGCCATCCTGAAACACGAAGGCGGCTACGTAAATAATCCAAAAGACCCCGGTGGCCGAACTAATCTGGGGGTAACTCAAAAAGTCTGGGAGGAATGGGTAGGCCATCCTGTTGACGAAAAGGCAATGCGTGCGTTGACTCCTGAGATTGTGGCCCCTATGTACCGCAAAAAATACTGGGATTCGGTCAAGGGCGACGAAATGCCTGACGGTCTGGACTACCTGATGTTCGACTTCGCTATTAACGCTGGCCCCGGTCGGGCGATCAAAACCATGCAAAAAGCCATCGGCACTACCCCGGATGGCGCTATCGGCCCCAAGACTATGCAGTCATTAAAAGATGCCAATCAGAGCGAATTAGTGGCAAAATTCAGTGCAGAAAAGGAAGCGTTTTACCGCAGTCTGCCTACGTTTGCGACATTCGGTAAAGGGTGGCTGCGCCGGGTGGCAGAAGCCAAGACCCACGCTGAAACCATGCTGGCTTAACAAGGAACGACAATGCCAAGTACATACAGTCCCGATCTACGGATCGAATTAATTGCCAACGGCGAACAGTCCGGTACGTGGGGCACCACAACCAATAGTAACCTCGGCACCGTCATTGAGGACGCTATCTCTGCTTTGGCATCGGTGTCTGTAATAAGCGCAAACCAAGCGCTGACTGCTCAGAATGGCGCAGTAGACCAAGCGCGGTGTGCGGTTCTCAGCCTGACTACAACAACGACTGCCAACTTTGCCGTCTACGCGCCGCCGGTTACTAAGACGTACATCGTCAAGAACGGAAGTGCCTACGTTGCTACTATTTACTGCTCGACCGTCATTGGCAACACAACCGCAGCCGGAACCGGCGTGGCTATCCCAGCAGGTAAATCTGTTTTGGTGCGCTCAGACGGCACAAACTTTGTGGAGTCGCTGGACCAGATCGTAGGCAACTTTGCTGTTGGCGGTAATGCGTCTGTAACGGGTAATGCAACTGTGACGGGCAACTTAACTGTATCAGGTAACATCCCATCCCCCACTTTGACCGGCACTCCTGTAGCGCCTACCGCCGCCGCTGGTACAAATACAACACAGGTTGCTACAACGGCTTTTGTTCGTACTGAAGTTGGCACTGCCTTGCAAGACCCCGGCGCGAATGGTGTGTTGGTGCGAACCGCTGCGGCTACTACAACTGCCAGAACAATTACTGCGGGTAACGGTATTGCTGTAACTAACGGTAATGGTGTGTCAGGTAACCCAACGATTGCGCAAACATTTGCTACGTCGTCCACTATCGGCGGTGTTCGGATAGAAGTAGTAGGCACCACGCTAAACATTTACACGAGCTAAATCATGACGCTAAACGTCAACGGTACCGCAATGAGCCTTGTGAACGTAAATGGCACAAGGATGAGCGTCGTCAACGTCAACGGTACCGAGGTCTATCGTGCTGAAAATGGCAATGTAACAATGATATATACGGGAGGCCCTAGTGGCTCATTTTCTCCCGGTGCTGAAGATATAAACCGGCATTTTGTGTACGTGGGGCTTAGATTTTCTGGTAGCGCATTAGGTAGCCCAACCACGCCTACGATCAACGGCACTTCCCCAACCACGATTATTACAGCGGTTGGTAACGGGGGTGGCGACGGTGGTATGGTTGGAATATACACAATAAAAATACCAACAGGAACTGCCAATATTTCGTTTTCGCAAGGCGGAAATGCTTTTACTTATGCTGCCATTTATCGTGTAACAGGTATTTCTTCTATGACTTCTGCTTTAGCTGCTTTCAATACAGGCGGCACTAGCACACAGACTTCGTCTGCAAACGGCTGTTTTTTTGGCGCGTCAGTATCTAATTTTTCTCTCCCCCCATCTTACCCATCGCCAAATTCTTCTGGGCTGTTAGTCACTTTTAACGCTGCGGATGGCGGGCGTATTGCTGCTTCAAATGTAACAACTGGGCCAACACAAAGTGTTTCTCTTAGCGGCAATCAAATTAATTGTGGCGCAATTTTTGGCTACGACTTGTACTAAGGAAGCGCGATGCCACTACAAAAATTACAGTTCAGGCCCGGCGTAAACCGCGAAGGCACGACGCTTGCCAACGAGGGCGGCTGGTATGACTGCGACAAGGTGCGGTTTCGTTCTGGCTTTCCTGAAAAGATCGGTGGCTGGGCGGCGCTGTCGTATAACACCTTCCTTGGTGTGTGCCGCTCGCTGTGGAATTGGGTAACGCTTAGAAGCTACAACTTGATGGGCGTTGGCACAAACTTAAAGTTCTACGTAGAAGACGGCGGCGCTTATTACGACATTACACCAATTAGAGAAACTAATGCCAACCCCGGCGCGGGGATCACACTTACTGCCAGCGGTACAGTATTGACTGTTTCAGACCCCGCCGCAGATAGCTTACAGGTGAATGACTTTGTCACCATAGCGGGGGCAAATACTATTGGTGGTGTAAATGTTAACGGCGAGTACCAAATTAAAACAATTACATCGGGTACGGTTTACACCATTACGTTGGCTACCGCTGCGACAGGCTCTGTATCTAACGCGGCTATTACGATTGCCTACCAGATCAACACCGGTTTTGCCACTTATACCATCGGCACCGGCTGGGGTACAGGAACTTGGTCACGCGGTACGTGGGGTTCTGGTTTTACTACGGGCTTTGGATTTCAGCTTCGCTTGTGGAGCCAGTCAAACTTTGGTGAAGACTTGTTATTCTCGCCACGCGGCGGCGCTTTATATTTATGGCAACCCGGTTCAGGTGCAACTCCTGCATATGGCACTCGTGGCTCTTTAGTGTCTGGCACGGACGTTCCGGCGCTAATTAACGAGGTTATGGTGTCTGACACCTCACGGATTGTTATCTGCTTTGGGTGCAACGACTACGGTGCTTATGGCACAACCGCATTAGACCCACTGCTTATCCGTTGGACTGCGCAGGAAAGCTATACCGACTGGACACCATCCGCAACAAACCAAGCAGGTAGTTATCGCCTATCCCACGGCTCCACTATTATCGGCGCACTGCAAACTCGTCAGGAAATCGTAGTCTGGACGGACGCTGCTATTTACTCGATGCAGTACCTTGGGCCACCGTTTGTATATGGCTTCACTCTTCTTGCCGACAACATCTCAATCGTATCCCCAAATGCTATGGCAACAGCCAACGGTGTTGTGTACTGGATGGGCGTGGACAAGTTTTATTCGTACTCTGGTCGGGTTGAGACACTGCCTTGTTCGGTGCGTACTTATATCTTCAACGATATTAATAAAGATCAGGAAGCGCAGTTTAACGCTGGCACTAACGAAGGCTTCTCTGAAGTCTGGTGGAACTACTGTTCTAAAAACAGTGACGTAGTTGACCGCTATGTCATCTTTAACTACCTCGACCGGGTCTGGTATTACGGTACGTTAGATCGTACGGCTTGGTTGGATTCGCCCCTGCGTCCATACCCGGCAGCGGCAACGGCTGGCAATATCCTTGTGTATCACGAAGCGGCAGTGGACGACGGCAGCACTAACCCACCAAGCGCAATTGATGCGTATGTGCAGTCGTCTGACTTTGATATTGGGGACGGCCACAACTATGGGTTCGTCTGGCGCATCATCCCGGATATTACGTTTGACGGGTCCGACACCACAGGTGCTACAAGCGATAAGCCGGTGGTAAACTTTACTGTGCGCCCACGCCAAAACCCCGGTGCAAACTACGGCATTGCAGACCAGCCAGCGGTTACATCAAAACAAAGCTACGCTGGGCAGACGACCTACAACGTGCAGCAGTTCACAGAGATTGTATACACCCGCATCCGTGGAAGACAGATGGCATTTAAGGTTGAGTCCAACACGATTGGTACTCAGTGGCAGCTTGGCGTTCCACGTATTGATACCCGCCCGGACGGTAGGAGATAACTATGTCCACAGGAACCACAAGAAGCCCGGCGTTGCCCCTTGCCCCCGTCGAGTATGACCGGGCGTATTTAGATACGGTGCACAACATCCTGCGGCAATACTTTGCCCAGTTGGACAACCCCGGCGTTTCCGCAGCCTCCACAAGTCGCCCCGATGCCAATACAGTAGTAGCCGCTTTGAACCTCAGTCAGGTAAATCCCACTACGGGGGCGCGTGAAATAAGCTGCCCAACCAGCGCGGAGTACGGCGCTGGCAAGTTAAGGACTGGGGACATCTATTACGATACAACAACTTACGCACTGAAAATCGTGCCGTAACCCATACCCCATGATAAACTTTGACAAATTTTTTAGGATGAGGTAGCGATGAGCCTCCACACTTTAGCCCACCACCTTCAGTCTGCTGGGCGCGGGGACGACAAAGTCCTTGTGCACATGACCCCGAACGAGGTTCACGGCCTGCAAGCTCTTGCAAAAGCGCATGGTGGCTCCCTCACAACTAACCCAGAAACCGGCCTGCCTGAAGCGGGCTTCTTGTCGTCGCTGCTGCCGATGGCTATCGGCTTCGGTCTGGCCCCGATTACCGGAGGTTTGTCCGCTGCGCTCATTACAGGCGCTGGATACACGGCAGCTACTGGCAGTTTACGAAAAGGCATCATGGCGGGTCTGGGTGCTTATGGCGGCGCTGGTTTGGGTGCTGGATTAGCTGAACTTGGCACTACCGCAGCGGCTCCTGCTGTTTCGGGGCTACCAACTTCGGTTGCAGCTAATACAAGTGCTTTGGCGGGTACCAGTCCGTTGGCTAATGTTGGTTCTGTGGACATACTGGCTAACCCCCTTGCAAACGTGACCCCCGCAGCGCAGTCCCCAGTATTTGCGCCAACTGCAACGGCAACCACAGCGCCGGGCATGACCTCCGCAACGCTCAACCAAACGCCGGTTTTTGATATTTCAAAGTACCCCAACAGCTTTATTCCAAAACCAATCCCTGCGGTTTCCAGCATTACGCCTACTTCCTTGGCTGAAAGACAGGCCATGCTAGGGGAGCAAGTGGGTGGGTTTGATGTTACTGGCGGCGTATCAAAAGCATACCGTCCACCTTCGTTGCTTGATCTTAAAGCGGGGGCGCAACAGTCGTATCCCGACCTTTCGACTCTAAAATACGGTGGTAGTTACGGAACGGCACCGGGCGGGCGGTATTTTATTGAAAACCCTTTACAAGGGGCAGGCGCTTCAAACGTGCCGGGATACGTACCAAACACAGCAACAACAACCCAGCAGTTCGCAGGTAAGATGCCGAGCGTTGCCCAACCGTCAAACGCGGTGGATCTTTCTGGACAAACCGTTAGCCGTCCGTTTTCTGATTACATGTCGCAAATAGGGCGCGGCGCTAAAACAGCGTTGTCCAGTACCGATGGTTTAAAAGCCTTGTATTCGGCGGCAGAAGCAGCAGCGCCGTACTCTGGTGTGGCAGGGTTGGGTAGCACCGCCATGAACTACATGGAAGAAAAGCGGCTAGAGGCTGAAGAAGCTATGCGCAATCGTGCCAATAAGTCTCCGGGCATGATTCGTCCTTACGAGTTTAACTACGGTGCAACCGGCATAGCTTCGGAGCCGTATTTCGGCAGCGCAGAGCGCACATACTTCCAGCCAACATACACGGCGCTTACCCCATACGAAGCTCCCGGCCCTGAATACAAAAAAGCGGCAAGTGGCGGTTTGACAAACTTAGCTGTTGGCGGACCGGTTGAGCAGATGGCGGCTATGAATGCTGTCGGTGCAAACACGGGTTACCCACAGGCAAATCTGCAAACACCGATGTACGCAAACCCATCCATGCAACGCCCAGTGTCCACAAATGTGATTGCCCCGTCAGCCGATGCAGGTGTTGATCCGTATACTGGCGAAGCGCGGTTTGCGTCTGGTGGAGAAACTCAGTATGGCCGTCCTGTGTCTAGTGGTGGCGGAGGGTTGAGCCAGTACGGAGTCGGCGCTAAAGAAGCACCCGCTCCCGAATATAAAGACCCAACTGGCTACGCTTATTCGTACGATCCAAAGACTATGCAGTTCACACAGACTGGTGGCCCCACCGCCTCTTCTACGTCAACTGCAATACCAACTGCAACACCGGTAATGCAGCCCGTATCTCCTGCACAACCGCTTATACCTAACATAAGTATCCCTGCCTACCAAACACCGGAGCAGCAGCTTGGCCTTGGCGGGTTCTACGATTACATGAATCAGCAGTTGGGCGGCTATGCTGGATATGCGATGGGTGGGGGCGTGTCGCACTTGGGCGACTATTCTGATGGTGGACGACTTCTAAAAGGACCCGGCGATGGCGTATCTGATTCTATCCCTGCTTCTATTGGTAATCGTCAGCCCGCTCGTCTTGCTGACGGGGAATTTGTGGTACCTGCACGAATTGTTTCTGAGATTGGAAATGGAAGCACAGAGGCAGGAGCAAGAAAGCTTTACGCCATGATGGACCGTGTGCAGAAAGCCCGCCGTAAAACAGTAGGTAAAGACCAAGTAGCCGCAAACACGAAAGCTGAAAAACTGTTACCCGCATGACAACGCTTGTTTATGCAGACTGCGATCCGTTTGCTTTTGTGGGGGAGCTTGAAAAGCTCTTCCCGCTGCACTATGAAGAGTTGTGTGTAACGAAAGATTTTCCGCTGGCCCCTGACTATGATGCATATAAAAGGCTGGCAAATGCAGGGATGTTGCGCTGTATCACGGTACGTGCAGATGAAGAAGTAATTGGGTATGCGATCTTTATTGTTCAGCCCCATTTGCACTACATGACCTGCAAGACAGCATTTGAAGATATTTATTACATACGCCCGGATTATCGCAAAGGGCGCGTTGGCATCAGGCTGTTTAAGTACGCTGAAGAAGTGCTAAAAGGTATCGGTGTAAACCGGATCATCATGCACACAAAGATTCACATGGACAACTCCAAGCTGTTTGAGTACTTGGGGTATAAGCTGACAGATAAACTGTTTACTAAGATTTTGTAGGGGTCATGATGACTTACTCACGCAGACAACTGGAATACTTTGGCGAACCGCTTGGCGAGAGCGTCACACGACTAAAACCCGGCGGACGTATCTATGGCGGAGGCGGGTCTGCTCCCTCGCAGCCTGAAAAACAAACCGTTGAGCAAACAACGATTCCCGAATACGCCAAGCCGTATGTCGAACGTATGCTGGGTAAAACCGAGGCGCTGGGAAATGCGCCTTATCAGGCATACCAAGGTGAACGTATTGCCGGGTTTACCCCCATGCAACAGCAGGCGCAACAAGCAGCGGCGAACTTGGGGCCAGCACAGCAGTTAGGTGTTGGTACGCAGATGGCAGGACTTGCCGGTCTGGGTGCGATGGGCGCTGGTCAAAACTATGCCATGCAAGCCACTAACCCCTACGCTATGCAAGCGTACATGTCGCCGTACGTGGAGAACGCACTGGCTCCCCAGATGCGCGAAGCCGCACGGCAGTCCGCTATATTAGGTCAGCAGAACCAAGCACAGGCTGTACAGCAGGGTGCCTTTGGTGGTTCGCGTTCGGCAATTGTGGAGGCAGAGCGCCAGCGTAATTTGGGGCAGCAGCAAGCGGACATCTACGGCAAAGGTATGCAGACAGCCTACGAGCAAGCGCGTCAGGCACAGCAGTTTGGTTCAACGCTTGGATTGCAGGGGCTTCAGACCGCAGGGCAAATGGCAGGTACTTTGGGTCAGTTGGGCCAGACTCAGTTCGGCCAGCAACAAGCAGCGATCCAAGGACAGGCTAGTTTGGGACAGCAACAACAGGCGCTGGAGCAGCAGCGACTGCAACAACAGTATCAGGATTTTGCAAATCAGCGTCAGTATCCGTACCAGCAGTTGGCGTTTATGTCCGACATGCTGCGCGGCTTGCCATTGTCTCAAACAGCATCGACAATGTACGGAACACCGCCATCCATGATTTCTCAACTTGGCGGTTTGGGACTCGCAGCCTACGGGATGTCTCGTAAAAAAGGTGGTGCAATTAAAGAGTCGGATGCTCCGGCGGGTCTGTCTGAACTGCTGCTCTACGACATGGAGAAGGCGTAATCATGTTTAATGTAAATGAACTCACTTCCCGTCTGGCAGAAATGTCTGACCAGCAGTTGCGTCAGTATGCCCAGCTACACAAGTCCGATCCTTACACACTGGCACTAGCCGCATCTGAGAGCAAACGTCGTGCACAGCTTCGTGCTGCTGGACAGCAGCAAGCTGGGATGGGCAAGCCTCCGACCGTAGCAGATCAAGCAATTGCACAGATGAGCGCACCAGCGCCGATGCCCCAGCCTCAACTACCCGAACAGCAAGGCATTGGTATGTTGCCCGCACAGAACGTAGCAACCATGGCAGACGGCGGCATCGCCGGGTATGACGATCAGTTTGTTGACTCGTACGCAGATGCGTACGCAGGCGGCGGGATTGTGGCGTTTGGTCATGGTGGGGGTGTGCCGGGATATGCGGACGGTGTTTTGGTAGGACAGGGGTTTAGGCAAGATCAAATGATTCCTGCGCCTCGTCCGAGTAACGTTTTTGCAAACAGAATGGCAGAAGAGTCTGCGCAGGATGTGGCTGCGGAAATTACAAAAATGCAAAACATTATAGACTCTACGCCTTCCGGCCCCCAACGCGTGTTTGCAGAACAGCGGTTGGCACAACTACGCAGTAAAACTAAGGCTCCTGTACTAGAACAATACAACGCTCCAGCGCCTGTAGAAAAGCCGGCAGGTTGGGCAGTTGAAGGTAAAAAGAAAGGCGAACCGTCTGCCGTACCTGCACCGATAGATGAAGGCAATGTTTATACAGGACGTAGTACTGCACCGCCTTTTAATTTAGGGAAGACAACTACTAAGAACCCGTTTGAAACAAGAACCGGCCCCGGAGTTGGAAGAACAACTACGGCACAACCCAGCGCGGAAAAAACGCCAGACTTTGTTCCGGCTACACCGGGCGATTTGACTGCGGAGCTTAAACGCCTTCAATCAATGAATCCGGGCACCAAGGCTTACGACGACCTGAGCGCCAAAATTAAACAAGGCTACGCTGATCTGGAAAAAGCCAGAGAAGAAGGCAAACCAAAAGACAAGGCATACGCGGGCTTGGAATCACTGTTGGGTAAGGAAGAAGAGAAGGCCAAAGGCAAAGAAGCACAAAATTTCAACATGGCCTTGATCAATGCAGGCTTGGCTATTGCTGGAGGTAAATCTCATTATGCGCTTCAAAATATCGCAGAAGGTGCGCAAGTGGGTACCAAGCAGTATCAAGAAGGTATGGACAAGCTGGAGGCGGCTGCGTTGGAACGCCGCAAGCAGAGTGCTATGATCGAAGAAGCCCGCCGTGCAGAAGCCCGTGGTGATTGGAAAGATGCCCAGCAGTTCAAACAAAAAGCATTTGAAGCAGACCTCGGTATTAAACAGGCGCAAATTGCTGCTGTTCAAGACTTGTACAAGACCGATCTTAAAACGGCTTCTGATTTTGTCAACAACCAAAACACATTGGCATCCGCAGACCGCCGCGCTTTGATGCAGCAGCAGCATGAAGACATACGGGCGCGTGAACAAAACATTGCACACCTTCAAGGCCAAAGACTTATGGCGGCGGCTTATGGTTCCCGTGCAGATCAGCGCGGTCAAATTACGCCTTCGCTTGTCTTGAAAGAATATAATGACAACTTGGCAAAAGACACGTACGGCGATTTCCAAAAGAAATACCCAACGCCGCAACACTACATGGCCGCTATTCAGCAAATGATGAATCCTACGGTTATTAGTGAACTGCCACAAAATGCTAACGTGCGTAAGTAATAACTGACGAGGATTACATGGCGTACCTTTCTTTGCCTGATGGGTCTTACTACGAAATCCCCAAGGGGATGAACGCACAACAGGCTTTTCTCGAAGCGTACAAAAAATACCCGCAAGCGTTTGGTGCGCAAGCAGAAGCCGCGACCAAACCAAAAGAGCCGGGCATACTTGAGAGCGGTATTGGTGGAGCCAAGAAGCTACTGTCGTCACAGCGCACAGCGTTAGAATCTTTTATTAATCCGGAAGAAGCGGCACAGGCTGGCGTGAAACGCAGCCGCGAGTTGGAAGAAAAGACCCCGTCCCAGTTGAGTCTGGAAAAGGTCAAAGAAAAGTACGCAAAAGAAGGCTTCTTCCCCGCTGCCGGGGAAGTGTTACGTCAGGCCCCCAGTTTTGTTGCAGAGCAGCTTCCTCAATTGGGAGAGTCCCTTGCCACCGCGCGTCTGGGCGCTATGGCGGGTGCGCCGGGGGGTTTGCCGGGTGTGATAGCAGGCGGTATTGCTGGCGGTATTCTCCCTCTGGCTTTGCAAGCCTATGGTGCGGGCGCTGAACGGCGTTCTGCTGAAGGACTCCCACAAGACCCCGGTAAGACCGCGTTGTCCGCCGCAGGCCAAGCAAGTTTGGAATACGCCTCGATGGCGATTCCTCTGGGCGGCAAGATCATGAGCCGGTTGTTGAACATCCCAGAAAAAGAAGCCGCCCAAGCACTGTTATCCCCCGCAGCCCGCAAGCTGGCTGAAGAACGTCTGGCCACATCAATTGCCAAAGGTACCACCAAAGGTTTGCTGGCTGAGATACCCACTGAAGTTGGGCAGCAGATGTTAGAGCGTTGGCAAGCCAATATGCCTCTGATGGACAACAACGCAATCAAAGAATATACCGAAGCTGCCTACGGCGCTGCGCTCTTTGGTGGTCCGTTTGGTGGTGTTGGTCGTAGGGCAGAAGTTGGTCTGGCAAAAGAAGACGTTACTCGTGCGGATGCACTGGAGGCCGCAAAGAAAGCCAAAGAACTGCGCGAAACAGAAGCTGCACGTAAAGCTTCGCCAGAATACATACTCGACATTGCAGACCGCCACGATGCGGCTAAAGCACAACTTGCAGAAACACAGCAGCGGCTTAAAGAAGCCAAGCCCGGCAAGGATGCGACCGAAGGCCAACAGGATATTTACGCCGGACTGCAACGCCAATACAAAGAACAAATCGAAGCGTTCAAACCGCTTAAGAAAGACTATGACGAAGTAAAAGGCGAAGCTCGTGCCTTGCGCACATCGCAGCTACCAGTACGCCCTGAAGCGCCAGTTGTACAAGGTAACGTACAACAAATGATGGATCAACATCGGGAAGCACAAACCGCTTTAGCCCCACTGGAAACACAAATGCAAGAAGCCGCCGCCAAAGGCGACACGGCGACAATCAATACGCTACTACCTCAGTACCAGCAACAACAAGTACAGCTTCAACAGCTTGGCGCACAGATTGAACAGTTGGGCGGCACGACCAAAGCCCCTGAAATATTTGAGTCTGAGGCTGCTAAAGAACAGAAGGCACTGGAAAAGCAGATTAAAGCCGCGCAAAAGAAGCTGGTTGATACGGCGGAACTGGGCGACTTTGAAGCTTTGCCGAGCTTGGCCGCCAAGCTGGACGAATTAAAAGCGCAGCAAGCCGAACAGCAGGCTAAGACTGAGCAGCAACGCGAAGCACTACGCGTTAATGCCGTGCCGGTAGGCGAAACACTCCCGATGTTTCCGGGAGAGGCAGCGCCGCAGGCAACGGAAGTCATCAAACCCGCAGAAGCTGCCGCTGGCCCACTGCCGCAAGAGAAAGAAACACGGGCAGGTATTACGCTTGATTTGTTTAGCGACTTTAATCTGCTGAACACTGCTATTCAAAATCGGGATGAGCGCACTATTGCCAACATGCAACGTGCTCGTGAGGAAGCAGACAAAAAAGCGTTGGCTGCGGCAGCATCAAAGATGTCGCCGCGCGAAGAAGTTTACGAAGCACTCAAAGATAAGATTGGCAATATTATTCGTCGTGAACGTAACTACGATGTGTATGAGGCAACGATCAATGGCGAACGTCAAGAAGTGTATTTGTCTGATGCGGTTGCAAAAGAAATAAGTGAGTTGCGTCGTAAAGTTGAGGAGCCAATTGGTAACGCCAAACGCTCTATGTTGCAGATAGCGCATGACAACTACGCTGTTTACGAAGCCAGATTGGCCAAGTTGGAAGAAGCACAGGCAGCTAATGTCGCAGCAGTCAAAATAACTACGCTGCAAAATCAAGTTAATACGGCGCTTAGAAAGTACGAGGGGTCTGTAAACCGTATTAAGCCTTACCGCGATGCGCTTGATGCGGCTATGGCCAAGCTGTACAAAACAACCGAAGTAGCAACGCCACGGCAAAAGGCCGCAGAAACTGCGGCGTTGGGCAAGTCTGCCCGCGAAATGTCGCGTGAAGCCAAGCAGACCAAGAAAGTTGAAGAAGGTAAGGTCAGCGCGTCTGCTGCGCGAGTTGCACGTGAGCTTGGTTTTGAAACTGAGGAATACCAAAAGCTGGCAACTACTGCGCAAAAGAAAGTGGACGCCAGAGTAAAAGCGCACAACACCTTTATTGAAAAGACAAACAAAGCACTTGCGGCTTTGAAGAAACAAGTTGGCGATACGTCTGACTTGTACAAAGAAAAAGAAGCCGCAGCCATTAAAGAAGCTAACAAGCGCATTGCTGCACTAAAAGAATTTAAAGATTCTGTGGCAGCAGATCTGAACGCTAAAGCTGAAGCTATTGGTAAGACGTTGCCTGAGTACCGCAGTAAGAAACTGGAAGAGACCAAAGAATTTAAAAAGGCTGTAGCCACCGGCAAACAGGAAGTTAAGTCTAAGCGCACAACGCAAGCTACCCGCAAGCTGCCTAAACTCAGCACAATGACAACGGGTTCGGCTGAAAGCCAAGCTGCGTCTACTGCGCGGCAAGAAGGTTTCCGCCGCAAGATGACTGGCGAAGAACGGAAGAAAACTGAGCAAGATTTTAGGGAAGGTGCTGATGACGCAGGGCTTGCGTTCCGCACAGCCAAAGCACCAGCTACGCCGGTTGACCCGGCAGAAGCAAAGAAGTTGATAGTAGAGACCCTCTCTACGCTACCCAAAGGCGTGAAGTTGGTTTACGTCCCCACGCTTGAAGGCATGGACCCCGCATTGTTGAAGCGTCTGGTTGAGCATGGGTACAAAGAGGGTGAAGCGTTTAAAGGCGTAGTGCTGCCAGATGACGGCACCATCGTTGTGGTGGGCGACCAGCATACTAGCGTAACCGATCTGGAAGAGACGCTGTTCCACGAGATGGTAGGTCACTACGGCATCGACACCGTGATCGGCATGGAGCGGTTGCAGAAGTACGCAAACGACACTGACGTTATTGCGCTGGCCGAAAAGCTGGGTGGTGAGCCGTTGGTGCGTGAAGCAGTGGCTGCTGCTAAGTTTGCTGCTGAACAAGGCAAGTCTGAAGAAGTACAAAAGCTGCAAGCCCTGCGCGAAGTTATTGCCTACACAGCACAGAAGCGCATTACTGAGAGTTTCCGTGAGAAAGCTGACCGTTGGTTGAAAGAGTTTGTCGGCATGGTGCGTTCTGCGCTGCGTCGGATGGGCTTTAAGAACATGGCGCGGATGTCTACGTCGGATGTGTTCTATGCCATCAAGCTGGCCAACAAAGCTTTTAATGATCGTACTGTCGGCCCTTACCGTGCAGAAGGCGGTGTGATGGCTTTCCGTACCAAGCGTGAGCCAAGCCGTTACGGGCAAGCATTTGTTGGTGGCCAGAAAGGTATCATCGACGATCTGCGCGGCAACATGTTGGGTTTGTCTGGTCGTGTGCAGTTTGTTGACCAGTACGCGGCGCTCGATGCGGCTATTAAAAAAGGTCTGGACGCTGGCGTTATCTCTGACTTGGAAGCCGAGCAGGCAGGCTACTACCTGCGCTTTGGCCAGCAGGCCAACGCTTATGCTACGCAAGCAATTACAAACGGGCCGTTGTCTTTAGTCAGAGATAAGCGTGGGGCAGGATTTGTTTATAAGAGTACTCCGGGGGCAAGTCTGGCTAAGTATGCCGAAGCGTTGCAAAAGTCGGGAATTAAAAACAGTACTGAACTGGAAGAAATGGCCACCATATACGAGGCCGGCCCCCGAGCTAAACAAGTCGGATGGGATAAATTAGATTTTGCAAATCCTGCTGCGGCAGAAGCTGCCTACAACAAGCTCATGGCAGAATTGAATGACAATCCCAAAGCAAAGGCCGCTTTTGAAGAAGCTTCCAAGATTTACAAGGAGTACAACAACGGTCTGGTTGATTTTCTTGTGCAGACCGGCTACATGAAACCAAGTTTAGCCGCGCAACTAAAAGCTGTTAGTTATGTACCGTTTTATCGGGCTGAAAAAGATGGCACTCTTAATTTATGGGTAGACAAAGAACGCCCTATTCGTATTGCCAACATCAAAGACGAACCGATTTTGCATGAGCTTGTTGGCGGTAACAAAGCCATTCTTCCGATCTTTACAAGTTCAGCCCAGAATGCGTTTCTGCTGACACGCATGGCTTTGCGCAATCAGATGGTTAAAGATAACGCTATGCTGTTGGCGCGGCTCGGCATTGCCAGCAAAATTGGTAAAGGTCGAGGCCCGGATGGGTCAAATACAATTAGATTTAAAGTTAAAGGCGAAGATCACTTTGCTGTCATTGACTCAGAGATGTATGGCATCCCGGCAGATTTGATTGTTAAGGGTATGGAAGGCATTAAGACCACCGTCCCGTTAGCAATTAAATTCATGGGAATACCCGCCAACATACTGAGAAAATTTGTTACTCGCAATCCAACCTATGCTTTACGTCAGCCCATTCGTGATTCGGTAACTGCATGGCTGACAACAGGCACAGACGGCGTTCCGGTGTTGAACTCAATGACTGAAATTGCGCGCGCTGTGGCCGGTCGCAGTAAAGAAGCAACTGAGTTGATGCAAGCGGGCGTTATCTCCAGCAACGTTATGACGGGGGATATGGAAGACATGTCCCGAGCTTTGCGCGATGTTAGCCTTGGTAAATCTGGCTGGGCAAAATGGATGATGCGGGCAGACGCGCTGGCAATGCAGGGCGATGCTGCAACCCGCGCTGTGATCTACAAGGACTCGCTGGCCAAAGGTATGTCTGAGATGCAGGCGTATATGCGCACACTGGAGTCGATGAACTTTAGCCGTCGCGGTTTGTCGCCTTCGATACAGATGCTCTCAACAGTCATCCCGTTCTTCAACGCACAGATTCAAGGTCTGGATGTGTTATACCGGGCGTTCAAAGGGCAGATGCCGTACAACGACCAGTTGAAGATTCGCCAAAAACTTTACACTCGCGGCTTGCTGTTGGCGGCGGGCACACTGGCTTACGCTGCGGCGATGGAAGATGATGAAGCGTACAAACGCGCCAAGCCTGAAGAACGTCTGGGTAATTGGTTTGTGTACACGCCGTTTTCGGATGAACCGATGCGAGTGCCTATTCCATTTGAATTGGGTTACCTGTTTAAGGCATTGCCAGAAGCGGTGTACAACACTGCCGCAGAAGACGAACGCAATCAAGACATCATCAAAGGTATGAGCAAACTGTTGGCGCAATCAAATCCGTTTGCGTTGCCAGCCGCAATCAAGCCTGCAACTGAAGTTATCCTTGGCCGTTCGTTCTTCGGTGGCGACATTGAGTCTAAGCGTGAGCAGACCACATCGATGCCGGGTGAGCGGTATCGTGAAGGCACAACAGAAATCGCCAAGATGCTAGGCCGCATCACAGGCGATGCGGGGCTTACTCCGATCAAGATTGACTACCTGATTCGTGGTTACACTGGCGGTCTGGGTGTGGCGATTGCCTCACTGGCTAATCCTATCCTGAACACGGAAGTCAGCGCGGTTGAGAAGCCCACTATGAAGACCAGCAAAATGCCGTTCATCGGCGGGTTGTTCCAGCCGGTTGAAGGTAGGGGGACATTGGACGCTGCGTACGAGCGCATCCTTGAGGTTCAGCAGGTGCAGGGCACCTACAAGAGTTTGCGTGAGTCGGGTAAAGAAAAAGAAGCAGCAGCTTTCTTGGATCAGTACCGCAACAAGTTGGCTAACGTCAGTTTGTCCGGTGAAGTCAGACAGCAGTTGGGCGAATTGGCTACAGCGCGGCGTCAAGTAATAGCGTCGAACAGAACCGCCGCAGAGAAAGACGAACTGCTGGAAAAGATCGATGACCGCCAGTATCGCCTTGCGCAACGGTTCTTGTCGGTCACAGGTGAAACCAGACCCCAGTAAGGCCGTTCTTCACCCCCACGCTGGCTTTGGCGTGGAAAATACGGTGAGCTAAAGCTTTGCGGAGGCCGTCTTGTTTGACGGCCTCCGTGTCCAAACAGGGGACAAAGAACCCCTGTCCTTTCTTAAGCTGCGACCAAGGGTACGTTACCTGTAAAGTCTTCTTCATCGGAACGTCGGCTTATCTTCATGACGGACACGCGCATCGGCGGTCCTTTGGTTTTGGCGGTCATGTCTTTCTTGGGCATATACGACACCATGAACTGCTCTTCCAGATACTTCTTGAAGTCGGCGTAACCGAAGCTCATGGTGGAGCAGAACGCTTTTAATAATCGCTCCTCGATGTAGTAGTCCGTAAACCCGACCGTTGCGCCATGCTCGATGCGCCCCATGATCTTGGTTCGGGTAGTAGACGCATCAATCGCCCCACCGTTGCCAAGCTCTGCCAACACACCTTCAGTAGCGTTGAACTTCACAATGATGAAGTTGCCGTAGTATTCCTGAGTAAATGAGTTCAGCACATCTTCAGCAGAGCGTGTTCCTGTGTTGATGGCATTACGCATATACCGCACGGCATTGCCGAACGTATCCAGCACAGGCTGCATCGGGATGTTGATTGCACCGCAGTGCTCATCGGAAAACAGGATGCCTGAAGCAACCGCAGCGCCAATAGCCGCCATCCAGAAACGCTCATCATTCGTGGCACGGTACTCGCCGTACATACGCCTGACTACTTGCGGAACCAGCTCTTTAATCTTGTCCAGATTCTGGACCATATACTCGACGAGCATGTGCCCCGCGACTGCGTAATTATCCGCCAACGACTTAATGATCTCAATCTCATGTGGTTCCCATGTAAGTACATCGTTCATTGCAAACTCAAGTACGCGTCGCAGTTCGCCTTCCGCAGAGTGGGATTGTGCGCCTGTGAAGTAGTCCACCACGTACGTGTTGGAAGACATGATGGACATGTCCATCCACGTAGAAAGATTCATTCGCTCCTTGTTGGAGCCAGACTCCATACGCTCCTTGCCCCGCCCGTTGGTCATGTCCAGTACGAACTCGGAGAACCACGCAAAGTCTTTCCGGTTCTTCGCCGTGATCTCATCCGTTATCAGGGGGATGCTGTGCAGCAGACCCAGTCGTTGCTGCATGGCGACAGGCGAAGTTCCCTTACTGGTGCGATAGTGAACCGGATGCCCCCAAACAGAAGCCGCAGCTTCCAGCGCCAGTGATTTACCTGTACCGGAGTTGGTTGAGCCGCAGTGGAACGTCATGCCGTAAATGCCGGTAAAGCGCATCAACGGAGCGCCTGCTCCTGCCAACATGATGCACACGTGCTGCCACATTTTCTTCTGGATGAACAGGTTGATGACCGCCCGCCACTGCTCGATTGAGCCGGTAGGTTTGGTGTTGGCAACGATGTTCTCCAGCCCCTGCATGGGCACTTCAATCTGGCCGTTGGGCGTGTATATCTTCCCGGCAAAGACGAACGTGTCATCTGGTTGCCAGCCGTAGCTGGTGGGCACACTAACTGTTTGCTTCTCCACGCTTACCTTCTCCACACAGGCACGGACGTAGTCGTACAGATTTTTGTCGTTGCCCGCCCCGAAGGAAGCCAGAATGTTCTGGCTGGCCAACTGCTTCATGGTCTCGTCTTTACTGACAACGCATTTCTGCGGGATGGTGATGGTGCTGGCATTGCCGTTTCTGATCGCCATCATGTGTACCGTGTGTTCGCCCCCGGAGTTCAGGATGTCCACAGGAAACAAGTCGTAGGGGATGAGCATGATCTGGCGCTTGATCTTGTTGCCATTAGCGTCCTCATCATCCTTCTCAATAAACACCCCGCCCTGCTTGCCATAGGCGTAGCCCTTGGGCGGTTCAGGGCGCAGCACCTTGCGAGCATACTGCTCGTTGTCGGCTTGCACGTCGATCTCTTTGGGCGCTACCTCAACGGCGTACTCGCGCCCCAGTGCCAGCGGATTGGTGATCTTGCCCCAGTGTACACACTGTGTACACACGCCGGGGTTCTCGGAGTCAAACTTGGTGCAGGGGTACGGACCTTTGATCTCCCGCAGCTTGGTGTTCATCCGGTCTTCGTCATACGGGTGAAGCTGAGACAGCCAGATGACGGCCTTGGGTGCTTCCTCGCACTTCTGCGCTATCGACAGCAACCCCCGCCACAGCGGCTCCATGCCATCCTGCTCGGCGTTCTCAATGTAGTATGCGAGTTGACCGCAGCCTGTACCCTGCTTAGTACGATCAAATATCTTGCGAAACTTGGTCACTGAGTTCTCAAACAGCTTGACGCTTGTACCGGTTGCTTCAGTCGTTGTGGGCAGCGTTGGGCGCTGGCCGGGAAGCTCGACCACGTTGGCCGGGGGTGTGGGTTTGGACTCGTAGGGTGTACCGGCCAGATGCTTGGTGACCAGCGCCTTGATGTCTTCAATATCAAAGAAGTCGCCCTCGTTCATGAAGCGCACGTTGGTAACGCCCCTGACCTTCTTGCCGCTCTTGACCCCGTTATTGATCGTATCCGGCACCCGCAGGATGCGCGATGGGTCACCCGTCACAGTCGCGTCAATAGCCAGCTTCTTGGAGAAGCACAGGCGCTTGAACTGCTCCGCTATCGGCTTCCACACCGACTTGGGCATCGCTTCTTTCAGCGGCCAGTATGCGTGTACACCGCCGCCCGAATGGACGAACCAAGGCTGGCCCAGACCTGACAGCCCGACCTCATCGATGAACGCCATGATGGCTTCAAACCCCGCCTTGGGGGACGCATACGCTTTCTGTTTGATTACGCCGCTTGCATCCGGCAAGTCCAGTGGATGATTACAGTCCACATCAATAGCGATGCACTTAACCATCTCCACGTTGGGCGCTGACCTGTCATCGGGCTTTTTAAATGTCCCCAGTGCAAAGTACGTGTCATACCCATTTAACTTGCAGTTCTCAATCGTCGGCCCAAGCTCCTCCAGCGTCTCCTTATATACATGCTCTTTGTATTTCGATGTCAGTTCAACCACGCAGTAATACCCGTTACCCGGTGGTGGGAGAACCGCCGCCATAAAATCAAGCGGGTTCATAGGTATCCTTTATTGTTTTAATCGAACAGCGGGAGTTGGTTTGGGTCTGAAGTTTTGTAGTCAGTTGCGCGTATGCGTGCAGTTTCAACGAACAAAGCCAAGCGGCGAATGAGTTCTTTCTGAAAGTCGAGGGGCATTCCAACGTCTGGTTCAAACATCAAGAGCGATGCGTTCAGAAGTTCTTTGTCAGTCAGGGCTTGAGGTTGTACTCTTTGCATATTCTTCTCCATGCTTCGTCAGCGGTTTTAGATGCTTGCATAATCTTTAGCAGTAGCTCGACACGATCTTGGTAGCCGACAAACACTTCGGTCTTGCCGATCATCCAGTTGTAAACAGTCTGTCGAGTTACACCAAGCACGTATGCAATCTTGGTTACAGGAAATTCCAGATAGATAGCCCAGCGCCCAAGCTGGTTGCCCGGTGTCTTAGGCGCTGCTGCAACGGCATCTATAATTTTTTGAGAGTAGGCCATTATTTTTTGGGTAGCTTCCAGTTTAAATACGTAGTGCCCTTGTGCTGTAGTATCTCTAAATGAAAAAGTTCTTGGTAATCTGGAAAGTCTTCATCCGCATTGGCGTGACAGTGTTCGCACCAGAAAGAAATTACTACGCCACCGCGCCGACCACTTGGGTTGCTTGATGTTTTGTTGGGTACTACGGAACTCACCAACTCATTGCCCTCCACTGTAGTAACGCGCACGGCTTCCTCATCTTCTCTGCGGTGGTACACACTCACGCTATCGTGGTGCAGATTATTGGCATTACAAACAGGGCACAGCAACTCGTTGTCATACCAGTATTTATCTAGCTCTATATCGCTCATCTGCTTCTCCTTGTAATTAAAAGTGCGGGGTCACTGAGCCAATGAAAACTCCGAAAGGATGCCCAGCCCCCGCTGCCGGTGTTATTAGCGCCACCTCCGGCTGGGCTATTCTGATTTACTCGTCGTCCCAGTCAGCCACGATGTCGGCCAGCTTGCCCTTCTTCTCCGGCACAGCGGACGGCTTCGCCGCATCCTTGCGAACTTCGGGTTCCGAATCGTCGTCGGCTACTTCGGCTTTCTTCTTGGCGGTCTTGGCCTTCGGTGCTGGTGCTTCCTCTTCAGCCTCAACCACAGGGGCTTTACCCGGCAGTGCAGGAAGGGCACCCGCTTTCACACCATCAGTCTGAGCCACAGTCATCACGACTGCACGGCTTGCATCGGTGCTTTCAGCTTGCGTCTTGACCACGGCGTACTCGTCATTGGTCAACCAACGAACCGGGGAGAAGAACAGCTTGGGTGACTCCGCTTTGGTATCGAACTTCATGCGGGTGACGATCTGCTCTGGGTTGATCGGTGGGTTGGACAAGGCCAGATGACGCGCAAATGCCTGAAGCGGGCGCTTGTCGCCGTCTTCCTTACCGAACACCGACGTAGCGGGCAACGTCAACTGCATGACATCACCACCGGGGTTGTTCTCCAACACCACAGCCAGACGCTGCTGATAACGGCAAGCGCGGCTATTACCCTGACCCGAACCGGCTTGGTTCTGTGGGCACGACAGACAAGTCTGCGACTGCTTGTTCTTTGCACCTGCGTCTGGCTTCTCGCCATCGTTTGACCAGCAATCAGGTGGTGCCGCAGCAGCATCCTTATCGTACGCGCCAGCGTAGAAGATACGACTTACCTTGGGTGCAGCCTTGACGATAATCACATCAAGGTGACGGTCTTCGATGGATGCGATCTCTTTGCCGCCCGACATCAGACGGAACACACCGCCTTTAATCGAGATGCGTTTGACGCTACCACCAGTGCCACCACCGGTAAGAGCCAGTGCGGTTTCAGACAGTTCGTTGTTACGTGCGAAGTCGGGTACTTGTGCGGGATTGAATACAGTTAGATCGGACATATAGATTCTCACTTAGTAGGTTTAGTTACACGAACTT